ACCAAAGTGACCGCCTGTCGATATGACACCGGCACCATCAGCTTCTGTATCTGGGACAAAAGATATACTATCAGGTTTCTTTGACCCTGTTCTTTTTATTTCGAAACCAAAAAATTCTGCCATAATTTATTCCTATATTATCGGAGGCCTCAGAAAGAGGCCTCTTCTAATATTTATTTATACACCTTATGAAGTGGTGTCAGATTCCCAATATTGAACCTGCAGCTCAACAGTAAACTCTTCAATAGCATCGGAAGTGTCATAGCTTAACGCAATCTCAGCTAGGCTTGTTGGCCAGCAACCACGAAAATCATATTTCTTAGTTACATCGCCAGCCTTATTCAGCTGTTCAACGACAATATCGGCAGTATAGTCATTCATATCGACTAGACCAGTATTTTCGTTGTGTTGGTTAATGCCATTACTCCATCGTTCAAACGCGTTTCTCACTGCATAATCAGCATCATTGATGATTGTTAGTGAAACTACGCCGAATGTTCGATCTCCGGCTATATTAAGTTTTCTACCTCTAAATGGTACTTCGAAAGAACCAATAGTAGAAGCAGGAATGGAGACTCCTTTACATAAGAAAGAAGTTAATTCTACATCCCCTTGGGCAAAACTTGGGAAATTGACTGTCGCCTTAAATAAATTAGGACGAGCACCGCCTCCGGTGAGTTTCGATTTAAAATCGTCTATACCTAGAATAGCCATAATTTACCCCCTTACCCTGTTGTACCAGCGATTTCTGTGAAGTCCACGCCAGTTCTTGTTGCTACGAAGTTCAACGTAATGTAGTTAATAGATCTTGCAGGTTTGATATAAATATCAGCTACAAAACTATTAGTGTCTATTACTTGACCCGTATTGTTAGTTGTATCACAGACGACTAGAAAATCTGTTAGTCCTCTGCGTCCTTTTACGTCTCTCAGGAATGGCTCAATCATATTTCTGAATTGTGCACGAGTAAACTCGTCATTGAATTCAAATAATTGAGCCTTAGCTGCAGTAGATATAGCCTTCTCTAAAACATTAAACAATCGACGTACGTTAATACGATCGAAAGCTGAAGGTTTGAATAAAAGTGTTTTATCTCCATACAACAATGTGCCTTGGCCGGGCAAAGAAACAATTGGATTAACTCTTGCTTTATATAATGTATCACGATCAGCCTTTACAGGATTGAAAGCGAGCTTTGTTATACCAAGAAGTTGACCGCGATTTACGCCAGCTGGTGAAAACCAAGCATCGGCAACGTTATCAGTGTTAGCGCATAAACCAGCAATATGACCTGCAGCTCCAATCCAACGATATTGATCGTTGTATTTGTCATAGACATAAAGAGCCGTAGAATCAGCTGAGGCATATGAACTTGAGGTGAGAGTATCAGCCCAAGTTTTAACATCAGCAGCCGGAGAAGATGCGTTAACAGTATCTTCTATAGGAGGTGAAACAAAAGCTACCACATCCTTTCGGGCGTTAGCGATTGCGATAAGATCATTAGCAATAGTGTTAGCTCCATTTGCATCTGGATATGCAAAAAGTAGGTTAACGTCAACAGTATCGGCGTCCTCGAACAGGTCGAAACCTGTAGCAATTTCTCCGACTGTTGGAGCATTATCGTCAGTTGCACCAGTTAAACTCGCATCTACTACAGTATTAACTACTGTAAACGAGCCACCAGCAACACCAGCAACAGTGCTTCCTGCTTCAGCGAGTTCACTTGGATGATTAATCCAACGAATGTAATCAGAAGATTGATTGATAACATCAACATAGTAGTTAGATGTACCATCTTCTTTCTTAGCATCAGATCCTTGTGATACGAATGCGAATTTTTCTAGTATGGTACCAGAAGTACCAGTGAAAGCTCCATCTTCGTCTATCACAACAATGTGCATCTCATCATTAGCAGTTTTACCTAAATTTGTAGCATAAGCCGACGTACTTGGTGCAGAATCGAATTCTCCATCATATGCCCACCCGGTATCGGGATGATCATAGTTGGCTGAAGTGACGCCCTGTGAAACCCAAGATACTTTTAGGCTATTGCCTAAGACTCCGGGATGCCTAGCAGCCCAAGATCCATAAGTACCAAAGGTCAGAGTTCCAGCTCCAACGGATTGATAGTGAATGTCATTCTTAACCAAAAGTCCAGTTCCACCAGAACACCCGTTAAGGTGACCAGATGTAACACGAACTACTTTCAGTGCG